TTCAACATTCACATCTTTTAATGCACCAGCCACATCAAACATGTCATCAAATATTTTTGTATCTGTATTCATTAAACACTCCATTGTTTTGTTTCAGATAAGGATTGACAAATCATTTCGTCATCCGTAATGTGGAGTTTAATGGAGGTATATACAGAATGTCAAGCAATAAATATAATTTTAAAACAAAACCATACGAACACCAGGAAATTGCACTACGAAAAGCTTTTGGAAAAAGGGAGTATGGATACTTTATGGAGATGGGAACTGGTAAATCTAAAGTATTAATAGATGAACTTGGTATGTTGTTTACTAGAGGTGAGGTAAACTTTGCTCTCATCATTGCACCTAAGGGGGTATATCGGAACTGGGTAGCCAAAGAAATACCAGAACATTTATCAGACGAGATACCTAACAGAGTGATTCGGTGGGTCGCTAATCCAAATAAAACACAACAAAAAGAAATGCACTCGATACAAGAACCTTTCTTTGGTCTTACTATCTTTGTTATGAACGTTGAATCTTTTTCAACTATCAAAGGAAAGAAGGCGGGTGAATGGTTGGCTGGTGCGTTTGGCAGCTTTGGTCTTATAGCTATTGACGAATCAACGACAATCAAAAACCACAAGGCCAAACGCTCTAAGAATTTAGTAAAAATTTCAGATAAATTCAAGTACAAAAGAATATTAACTGGCTCTCCAATAACAAAATCTCCTCTTGATATCTATCAACAGTGTGAGTTCCTACGTCCGGGATTATTAGGACATGAAAATTATTATAGCTTTCAAGGTATGTATGCAGTTATCAATCGAAGATCTATGGGGGCACATTCGTTTCAACAAGTAGTTGGATACCGAAACCTCGATAGATTGACCTCGCTCCTTGATCTACATTCATATCGTGTGTTGAAAAAAGATTGTCTGGATTTACCGGATAAACTTTATACTGCTAGGTATGTAAGTCTTACTCCAGAACAAATGAGTATGTATATAGATTTACAAAAGAAAGCAATGATACTTCTTGACAGTGGTGAATTGGTCACAGCTCCAGCTATCATCACACAAATGTTACGGCTTCAACAAGTTATGTCCGGTCATTTGAAAACAGATGATGGTGAAATGGTTTACTTCCCATCAAAAAGAATGGATGCTTTGGAAGAAATACTACAAGAACATGATGGTAAAGCGATCATCTGGTCCAGATTCAGATACGATATCATACAAATCACCAGGGTTCTGAATGAAAAGTTTGGACCTGGTTCTGCTGCATCTTTTTTTGGTGACACACCAGATGAAACAAGACAAAGAATTATTGAGAACTTTCAAAATCCAAGTCATCCATTAAGATTCTTCATTGGTAATCCTGCTACTGCTGGATATGGATTAACTTTGACACAAGCTAACCTTGTAGTTTACTATGCGAATGATTTTAATTTAGATACAAGGCAGCAATCAGAAGACAGATGCCATAGAATAGGTCAGAAGAATAATGTTACTTATGTTGATCTTATATCTGAAGGAACTCTTGATGAGAAAATTGTAGAGTCATTAAGAAATAAAATAAATCTTAGTGCCAAAGTATTAGGAGAGGAGGCAAGAGAATGGTTAAATCTAAAACCCAAGAACAATTCATAGAAGCAGTATGTGATTACAAAAAAGGATGGACTAATTTAAAAAATGCGTCTGCCGCCATCACAGAAATAAGTGGATTATCACCAGAAATATCAGAAACATTTTTAAAACTAATGAAGCGTAATAACGTTACGCAGATACGTGGCTACTCAAAGGAACCGGAAAGATTATTAAAAGGTAAGAAGGGTAAGTTCAACGAACTTAAAAAAAAGTAGGGGAGATAATGGAGAGAATCTCCCCCGAGTTGGAACTCCTCAGGCGTGGGAGTTCAATTAGGAGGCGAACTATGAAATAGTTATTATTTAACACTACCACAATCCTCCTTATATGTCACTTCTTTTTCACACATCTCTCCTTGGCAACAATCATCCATGATTTGCCTACACATTTCACATTGTATATGACCATGTACATATAGAGGATCCCCCTCATGTCCACATCTGTTACATAGCATCTTCTTTTAATCTCCAAACGTTTTCTCTTCCAAACTTTTCTCTTTTTTCTACCATACCTTTGGACCTAAGTTCAGAAATAATTACTCGAATAGTAGAAAGTTTTAAATCAGTTCGGTCCTCAAGTTGTCTGCATGTGCCAGCACCCATCTTAAGTTGCATTATTATTTCTTCTTTAGCTGTCATTCTCTTCCTCCACTAACATTTCTCCATAAATCATCTGGTCTTCGTAGTGGATGAGGTAATACATACTCATATGTTTTAAAACATCCACCAGCTTCATAGTCTGCAGCATGTGCAATCTCTGATGCCCTCTCACATAGATCCTCTGAATTAAAACTATACATAACAAGCATACTATACAAGACTATTTGTTTTCCAATAACAGCTCCCTCAAACATTTTTTACCTTATCATGTTCTCTGCGAATAATTACAGATAGCTGTCTTGTCATAGTCCTCTGATCTAACTCTGCGAGTTCCTTCAAAAGTTTATGATCTTCCGGGAGCAACGCTACATTTCTAAATGGTTGCTCCTTCTTTGCGTCTTTTTTCATTTCAATCTCCTTCAATTGTAGTCTTGTTATAAAAAACTTGTCTACAGAAGTCAAGTATCTTGAAATATTGGTGCAATATTAGTAGCAACTTTCACTCTCATGGCTCGGTACTTAATCATATCTCTTTTGTCTGCATAGTTTAGCAAGACATGTGCATCAAAGATATCTCCTGGTTGAACATCCATCTTCTTTGTGAGTCTTTTACTTAAGTAAACTTGCTCACCTTCTTCAGTAATTGCAAACGCACTACCAACATCCGTCAAGTATTCCACCAGGATTTGTTTCACTTGTTTCTTTACTTCGGTATTCATATATCTATTCCTCTCTTTCTAAGATTGCTTATGTATTCTTTTAATTCTTCTATGGCGATTGCCAACTTACCTTTTGCGTTTGGATCTTGGTCCTTGAGCCAATCTGTTTGGTACTTATCTACCTCGTTCCTAAGATGCTTCAACGCATACTCCTCACCTAGATTTAGTTTTGCCATTTTTCTTTGCTCCTTTCAAAAAAATCCTAAGTGCTTCGCCTATGTGCCTACCTCCATTTCTCCACCTATGTTGGTTCGCCCACCTATTTGCATGTTCCTTTTCTTTGTTTACAAAATTATGGATACCAAATTGCTCGTCCATCTTTTGTCTTATGTCCTTGTCCCTTGCCTCTATTTCTTCCTGCCATTTCTTTTTATTCACTCTCGATCTCCTTCTTAATTGCTAATCCAATTTGCATTGCCAACTGAGGTACTATGGCATTGCCTAATCCTTTAAGTCTGTCCATCCTTTTGGATATCCCATGAGCCACTCGACCCACGTTGGGTTCAGCGAACCAGATGCCTTCGTCTGTGTAGACTCTACCACTTTCGTTCCCAAGTTGTGACTCCTTCTCCCCTCCATTACTGATGGTGGAATTGATGGACCATCCTTGTAATCCCTCGCTCTTGGTGTTGGCCACATGTGAACCGGATCTGGATGTTCTGCATCCTTCACTGCCGAAATCAAGTTGATCTGATGACTCTTCTCGATCAAATTCTCCTTGCTCCTCGGACCTCTGTTCCCATCCCAAGCATTTGGAGTAGGCCATAGTTTCATGGTTTGCTCGTCCACTTGCTCCCTCAAATTGCTTGGTCTGGATCTCCCCTTTCTGTGACCATCTTGCATCTTCTTCGTTGCTTCCTCTGATCTTGGTGGAAGATGATCCATTGTGTTGGGTGTCGCCCATAATTGTTCGTGTTGAACTTGGGCGAATAGATTGTGCTTCTTCGCTTTCTGCGTTCCCAATCTCTTCTCCACTGACTCGAAACTTTCCTCGCCTCCCACTCGTGGAGTCGCCCACATTTTTGCAGATGATCCAGAGTCTATCTCTCCTATGGTGTGCATTTTTGGAACAAGCTGGAACAATAAACGTCCTTGTGGCGTAGCCTTCACTTTCCAAGTCAGCGAGCACTTTGTCGAGGCCCAAGGCAACGTGACCATAAACGTTTTCGCAAACGACCCAAGAGGGTCTTTTGCATGCAATAATTTTAAACAAGAACGGCCAGATGTGTCTGTCATCTTCTTCTCCTTTCCTAAGTCCGGCGACACTGAATGGTTGGCATGGGTATCCACATGTGAGGATATCGTGGTCTGGAATAAGTCTTTCTGGGTCATTTGCTAACTCCTTTACATCTTTAGCTATTGGTACATTGTTAAAATTCTTTGCGAGTATCTTGCGACACCACTCTTCAGTGTCGCAAAACATGATGGTCTTGGATAGTTCAGCCCAAGAAAATCCCAAGCTGAAACCACCTATCCCACTACATAAATCTACATGTCTGAGTTTACTCATCATTCATCCCCACATTTACATCAAGATATCCACAAAACTGATCTGCCTCGTCACGATAAAACCATCTGCAATACTCAATCTTATCGCCAAACTTTTCATTGATCTTTTTTAAGATAGGTTCTGGAGGTCCCCATGCAGTGAAAAATTCCATGGTTACAATTTGGTCGTCTTCTTGATCTATCTCAACTGGTTCATCACCATAATTTATAGGATAACAATCCCATTTTGTTCCCCAATTTTTCCAACACCAATTATAATCCCACTTGCCATTTGGTAGTGGCTTGATTGCGTTAAATGTAAAGGGTACTTCCTTACCTTGTTCGTCTTTACCTTTCACGAACTCAAGAAACTTTTTTGTCGTTTCTCGATCCTTGAAACTTATGTATACTTCATTAGTGCAATGATTAGGCATTACTCCTCTCCCTTCTTATCTTCTCTTAATATGTATGGTTTTGACCATTTCGTTTCTTGGTCCTCGTTGTGAGTCAAATTTAACTTATGATAAAGTTTCCATTTTAATAGATCTAAGTCTCTAAGATCAGATAATTCCAAGTCAAAGATCTCACTTGCTTTATCTAAAGATCTACTGAGTAAATTAACATAGTTTAATATTTCCACTCGATCTTCTTTTGATAATGTAATACTTGCTCTAGGCATTTGAATACTCCCTATATTGATCTATTAAATATTCTGCATAGGTCTTCTGGAAAGAACCAAACTCCTTTTCAATAATCTCCAGAGCCTCACCATTAGATTTATCTAGTAATAAATCACCTAGACGATCTTCAATATCTATCGCCTCGTTGTTAGAAAATTTACCCATTACTTTCTCCTCTCCAACATTTTATGTAGTTCATTTACGATATTCACTAAGGACATTTCGTCTTGGATCTTATTCAGATGCTCCTCTGCTTCTGAATAAGTATCAAAGGTTTCGTGAGTGGGTTCAATTTCCCACTCACCTACACCATTCTCACAACGAACTATTCTCATGATGCTTTCCTAAAGTTAAGATCAATATCTTCTCTAGATAAAACGTAATCCTTACCATCTACCAGATTACGACATAACCAAGGTTTCGTTCTTGCCTTTGCTCGATAACCTATAATCTTAAATAAATACTTCCCCATTTTAGCTTCCTTATCAAAGTCAATGTGGGAATAGTAAGGTTTAATCATATCCAAAGACTTATCGTTCTCGCTCCTCGCACCTTCGATCTCGATACGACATTTGAAAGTAACAGAGTCACTATCATAAGAAGCATTACCAAAGTCTAAGGTAACACCTAATTCATCTTTAAATATATTAGAAAGTTTTTTATTCAAATGCTCACGTAATTGAGCACATGTAGCACGATCTATTTTAGTAATCTTTGTCATATTAACCTCTTTGTTATAATTAAAAGTAATATAATTAACTTAATTGTTGTTTAATTGTAAGTCAACCCCTTTGATTACACTTATTACAGTATTTGTAGAAAAAATAAAAAAAAAAATTTTCAAGTGGTTTTGCTTGTAATCATTGTAATCATTGTAATCATGTCAATAAAACAAGGTATCAAACATGCCCTTAGGTGATTACAAGTGATTACGTTGTTTACACTTTTTCTAGTAAATCTGGTAAAAAGAGAACTCTTGAAAAAAATATTTTTTTGTAATAATTTTGTTGTTAATAAACAACTGAGGTTGATATGAAAAATAAACTTACAAATAGACAAAAGACTTTTGCAAGAAAAATTGTGGAAGGTATCTATAGTAATACAGAGTGTGCAAGATTGGCTGGTTACTCTGAAGAAAGAGCAAACGAATATGCCTCCAGACTTTTGAATGGTCGAGATTATCCTCATGTTCTGGAATACATTACCGAACTTAGACAAGAGAGAGAACGTAAATATGGTGTCACTCTTATTGGTCAACTTGAACGATTGCAAAAACTTTCTATAGGTGCAGAAGAAGAAGGACAATTTTCGGCTGCAATTAATGCAGAAAAAATTAGGTCTGCTCTTGGTGGTCTTACTATAGATAGAAGAGAAACTACTCACACTATTGACCAGCTATCAAGAGATGAAATCGTTGCAAGGTTATCTGACTTGCAGAAAAAATATCCACAAGCATTTGTAGTGGATGCAACATATAAGGATGTAACAAATGAGTCGAGGAATGGAGAGCAATCTGTGGAAACAAATGAGGAGTCACTTGCCCTCGAACATGATAGCAACAAGGATAGAGAATAGAGTTGGTGGTGGTATTCCAGATGTTCATTTACTTTGGGATGGATTGCCATTTTGGATGGAATTAAAAACAACAAAAAACAATAGCATAAAAATCTCACCTCAACAAATTGCTTGGAATTATAAGTATTCTATAAATGGTGGCTTAAATTTCTTCTTGGTCAAGCACCTCTTTTGGAGTGACTTATTTTTATTTCGAGGGGACCAAGGTTCGAGGCTCTTGGACCAAGGACTTTGCGACCTTGCTCCTTTTTACACTTTGCGAGTTTGCGACTTTACTTCTCTCTTTGCGTCCTTGCGTCCTATTGTACTGGCTCATTATAAAAAGAAAGATCCGGTTACTTAACCGGATCTTTGTTCATAATCCATTTCAATAATTTCTCTTACTCGCTCTCTATCTACAGAGTCATATGCTATGTCACCATGTCTTTTTAATTCATCTGGAAAGCAAATATGATATGTTGATATATAAATATCGCAGTAATTATTAATTTGTTTTTGTGTTAGATTTAGTTCTTGTAAATATAAACCCTCTTGGTGTTTGCCATAAAAACTAAATACATACTTCTTGAACTCGAACTGCTTTTGCAGTTCGAGTTTTCTTTTTTGCCACAAGGTGCTCATTAGTTTAAATCCTCGAGAACAATTGACCCAGATTTAATAGCATCCTTAACTTGTTTGGTATTCATGCCAAGCCATTGGTTTCTATATCTTGATGTAGTAACAGAATAATCCCACTTGTTTTTATCAAGAGTAACATTACCTTCGTTGTCTCTTCTACCAATAATAGTTTGGTAGCTTTGAAAAAATTGTTCTTCATCTGTCCAGATTATAAACTGGTTGGGAACTTTGTTCCCTCTTGATGATTTCATATTTAATACTGTTGGTGCTTTCATTTTTCTTTCCTTGTTAT